ACCAAGCAGTTTTCTTTGCTCGGTATAATCAGTCTCTAATTGCCCCACCATGCTTTGCTGATAACCAACAAAGATTTCAAACAACCTTTGAGCGGTATCGTTGTTCATGTTACTTTCTTTGGCCACCTCCATGAACTCTTGGTATGCAACCAACTCAGTATCAACCTCGCCTTCAATACCCTCTGGCAACGCTAAGTCGTATTCATCAGGCGCGCCTACAAAAGCACCCAATCTTTTTTCAGCTTCTTTATATGCCTTGGCCTGCTCTATGATTGCCTCATCCTGCGACCTTTCGCCTGTTGCATACTTGTCTAAAAGCCACTCAGGCCGCTCAATAGCTGGACCATTGTTATCATCGCTTACTGCCTCAGTAGTAGATTGATCTACACCTTGCAAGTCTTCGTTACTTTCCGTTGCTTCTGCCGTTAAACTTTCACTCATAATTTTTCCCCGATTTGGATTTGAATTAAAATTTCACTTACAAGCTCTCGCTTGCCGTCATTCATATGAACTTCTCTTTCTGTTGCATTGTAGCCTGCTGGTTTGCTGGTACAAAAAGATTGCACCCATTCCGTAAGAATGTTTCTGCCAGCTTCAGTTTTAGAAAAAACATCATGATAAGCAGCAGCCCTACGCCTTTTTGCCGCTACTACCTTATCCTGTTCTTTCTGGATATTTTCATCCTGACTTTCCCAATTAAGGTATTCAGGACTATCAAAGTCTAAATCTTCACTCATACTGCTTCCCCGTATTGTCTTAGCTTATTCGCCTAGCCCGCACCTTGACCGCCTTGCTCTTCTTGCTGCATCATAGCTAGCTCAGCTTGAGCCTGTGCCGCTTGTTGCTTTTGCTGCTGCATAGCCTCAATTTCTTCCGGCGTTCTCTTAAGCTCAGCAGGACCAGACATCTTATCCATTAAGAACGTAGGTATAGCTTCTACCCGTATAGTCTCGTTTAGCATTTCTAACGGAGCACCCATACCTACAGCAGTTTGCAAGATATTCATAAGGTTTGCCGCCTCATCTTTATCATGTTGCTGTGATACTGGTGAAGTAAATTTTAACTTAATGTTTTCGCCGTCAATTTTTAGCGGAGGAATTATGCCTTCCCTACTTAATAAGTACATAACCCTTTCAATAACGCCACCAGCTAGCTCATTAACTAGACGGCTAAAGTCTGCACCAGCGTCTTGTAGGTCCAACTGCATCCTAGCCTGTATCTCTGTCGCTGACTTAGTTGCGTCATCAATGTCACCAATAGGTTTAGCAAATAAGGCCCTGTTGACGTTATCAACTCTGCGATTGTATTCCATCTCATGAAAGTCTAATCTACCACCAACATCTAATGGTCTTAATGTAGGATTCTCGTCACTGTTGGAGCCTACAGGAATAACCACTCCCGGAGCTAAGGTGATCGAGTAAGGATTGATTACACCATCATCTGTAGCTGTCCATACACCAGCAACAGCCAAAGCTGCGGATTTTAGGCTGTTTTCTGCCATTTTGTTGAGCGTCTTAATATCTGGTAAGACTCGCATAAGCGGACCCCTGCCATATACCTCACCCGGAATAACAGTTGTTCTGCCTACTATAAATGGAGTTGACTCACCAAAACCTTCTTCATAAATAACGTCGTCGCCAATCATGACATTTAAGGCATACTCGCCATCTTTATCTGGCAGCATAGCCTCAACAATATCTAGTTCTGTTTCAGGTTTTGTTTTTTCTATGTCTTTAAGTTTTTCGGGCAAGACTGCATCAGGGTACTGTGCAAGAATGTTTCTTATGTTGTCTTTTCTTTCCCAGAATACGCCTGTTACTTTTCCTTTAGGCCCAGACTCAAGATATACATTGCTAAGCGGGATAGCATCAAACACTATTTCGCCTTGATTTTCATCATACTCACATATCATTACCGCTGTTGATACGGCTAAGTCAATAAGTGACTCATGACATCTGGCGTTAAAGTTAGACCTGTTTATATATTCAAAAACAATATCGGTGATTTTTTCCAATGCGTTTTGCATCGTGACTCTTTCACCTGCATAGTCAATCATCTCTTGACCATTGACACGTCTTCCGGGCGTTAGCTTGGCCCACTGACTGCCAGCAGGCATGATAGATTGCTGTATTCGGTTGGCATATATAGGCGTAGCTATAATTGCAGTAGAGTCATAAATATGAGTATTCTTTTTTTGTCCGGGACTATGCTTTGTAAAAGTCTCTCTCTGCGGAACAGCATACTCATAGCACTCACGCATGTGCGAGTACCAAGACGACATCTTGCGCTTCTTGGCCTTATCAAACCTTTTTAACACAGCCTTAGCACTCATCCTAGAGTTTCCTTGCTACCCTTACTTTCGTCATCCATAACACCAAGAGCAGATCCTCTTAATAAAGATGAACGCGAACCAGACATTCTTCTTTTAGATCTTGCTTCTCTTTCAGCTATCTCTGACTTCTGTTGATAGCCTCGCTCCAATGTCTGTTTCTCCGCTTCAAGCTGCTCTTGAGTTGGCTTGAAAGGCTCAGGCGACTTAGGGCCACCACCAAATAATCCACCCATTTTATATCCCTCTATATCTAGTTGATTTGCCTTCTAATGCGGCCATCAGTGATGCTGACCTGCCAGTACCTATTTTTCGCCCAGCCCTGACTTTTTGCGATGTTACACCTGCAATGTTTTTCTCACTTTCTTTCCTTAGGTCAATTTCCTTTGACTGCTTTCGCATCTCTACATTACGCATCAGTGACTCTCTTACGTCACCATAGTACTTAACAGGGTTTCCGCCCAGTTGAACGCTATTCCTACGCTTGAGCGTGTATTCTTCTTTACTTATGCCGTAAACTTTGTCTTGTTTTTGTATCTGCGCGCCGGTTTGTTTAGTGTTCCCTGCTTGATTAGCTATCTGTTGATAGTCCTCACGGTCTAATTCTGCGCGCCTTTCTTTTTTTGATTTCGTTCTCATCCCGAGCATACCCATGACTATTTCTCCAATTTTTTATATAACTGGTAAGGCGTTAAACACCAAAAAGACCTATCCCCGATAAATGCTTTCGCTGTCTCAACACAATTAAGCAGGCCTATATATCTACGGATTTTATACACGTCAACCATAGCCTTGCCTTTAATGATGGTTTCCCCTTCTAACGGTTGATAGTTCATTTTGTCAGAGAAACAAGTAACTTCATTATATGACATTCTTGGATCAATTAAAACAATATAGCCTTTTTTATGGATAAGTATCTTGACATGGGCAAAATCTTTCTTTAGGAATTTGTTTAACCAGACAAGCCTGTTAGCCTTGCTAAATATAAGCGTGTAGGTTACTTCTTCCTTGCCTATGTTTTCTGCTTTAATCAGACTCTTTTGACTTTTTCGATACAACAAGTTTGCCTTCCTTTATCTCGCCAATATAGCCGGGTATAGCTTTTTGTACTTTGTCTGCCAATAACCTTTTTGCAACCATCTCTGGCATATTATTTTTTAGCTCAAAAGTCATTGGCTCTAGCCAAGTTATAACGCAATCCATAGACTGCTTTGCAAACAGTGAATTTACTACGCTGGCCAAAGCTAATTGCTGCACTCCTAGCTTACCGATATTACATTTGAATTGCATATTTTTCCCCTTAGAAAACAGACCAATCTGATATTTTGATTGGTTTTGAAAAGTTATTGTTTGTTGTTGTAATGGCTTTTCTTCCTTCCCCGCCAGCCATTAAAGCGTACTCTGCTGCTTCGCAGATGTGTGAGTATTGATTTTTATCTGGCTCATCACTATATCTTGCATCACCTGCCACTTGTATTCTTCTGTAACAGAATCCGCCCATCAAACCTTTGCGCAGGTTTTTGGCTTTAGGTGATATCATAAATGCGGGCTTGCCATCCATACATAATCGCTTCATTGGATCTATAATAGCGGCTCGCCTAACTGCCGGTTTGTTTGTGTTTGTAGGAAATACGCAGTTAATGCCATGCTTGCGCAGGATTGAAAAAGCAACATCGTCTGTGGCTTGCCCTCTGTTCATCCCCGACGGATCCCCACCACCTCTTGCAAACTTGAAGTTGGGGTACTCTCTATCGAGATACCTTTTTAGCTCTGGAGCAAAAGACGTCGCAGACATGTCTTCTGTAACAAACTCGTCTACAGCCACCCATCTACCCATCACGGGAACAAACTGAAATATCGCGCAAGCAGGTGTTCTACCAAAGTCAATGCCAAGTGTTAATGGTAGTGACTGGTCAGGCTCGTAAACATCAGCCAAGCAATGCGTGCTGTCAACATATTCAGGATAAACAGGCTTACCGTCCATGACAAAACCATATTCATTTGCAAGGTTTACCTTGATCCATTCAAAGTCTTTACCTTCCATACCTCTGACATAGTAGCCCTCAGGTAAGTTATGCACGTTTTCTGCGTCAAGGTTTTCCTTAAACTTTTCGCCTTCTCTGATCAAACCGCCGGGTTGATGAAAGAACTCCCATCCTTTGGGCTTTGTTATCTCCGATAGCTTATAAATCCAGTGATCTTCATCTGGCGAGTTATAATCACCAATCATGCCATGCCAAGTGCAATCAATACCACCGGCGGCCTTCGACGGATAACGACCGTGACGTAAATCAGCCATATCTATAATCGACTTTGGAAGCTCTTTGGCCTCGTTTAGCCAGAAGCCTGTGACCTGCGTACCCCTTAATTTCTTGACACTATCTTCCCTGTCTAGTGCTAAAAATATAATTTCAGAGTTTACTATTGTGCCGTCATCTAGCTCGAACTCAAGATTTTGGTGTGGTGGCTCAACACCGCCCTGCGTGTAATGACCTAAGTCTCTATACAGCTCTAGCCAGTCCTTTATCGTTGTATTGGCTAAATCAGGAAATGTATTACGGATAGCAACAAACCTAGATGGCCTTATACCTTCCTCATTGGGCTGCTGGTTACACATAAACGCAAAGATTTTCTGACAAGATTCCATTGTCTTGCCTGACCCTAACGGCCCTCTAATCATTTGTACGCGAGCAGTCGAGTACCTGTAGTTAGATAATACTTTGCCTTGCGGCTTCGTCTGTATCTGTATCGTTGGTTGTTCGCTCATCTGTTATCTCCCCGTTAATAACACTTGCACTAAGCGCAGGCTTGCCACCCAAGTCTATTGTTTTAACTTTAGGCATTGTTGTATGCTTAACTTCCATAGCCTTTAGCTTAGGCTCTGTGTATTGTGCAATTTTTTCCCACGAGTCGATTGCTTGCTTAAGAGCAATAAACAGCGTTTCTACACTTGTATCTTCAGGTAAGTTTTCAAGCAAAGACTGCATCTGATGTGCGTTTTTAGCCATCTGCATTATAGGATGAAATTGCTCTCCATACTCATCTTGCAGTCTAGCTAGTAAAAACTTTTTATTTTTGTTTGGTCTTCCTTGCCTGCTATTAGGCGCTATGTTTGCCATGTTATGCCCCGTAATGATCTTTGTCTAGCAATATAAGTTGACACTCTGTAGAGCAATAAGCGTTTGGATTATCAGCTATTACTGACATTTTTATATCTGCTTTCTCATCTAAGAACATGCCAAATTTTTTATTTTGCATAAATGACTGTTGATATATTTTAGAAGCAGACTCGGCACGGAATACACCACCGTATTCTCTTGCCCTTAGTGTCGCAAGTACCTCTCTGTTTTTCCCTACTGAAACCTCAATAGAAAAAATTAAAGCAACGTATCCCGCTGGAACTGTGTAAGCTGATGATAAGCACGTATTATGGCCATTTTGAATTATAGACTGCAAGTTACTTCCAGCGTAAGCCGTTATATTTCCTTCTGCACCACCATAAGAGCCAGCAGCAGTAACCTCAAACTCGTTTACTCTTAGGTAGCTGTTTTGTGTTGTTACATTGGCAGTGCCCGCCAAATTGATTTCTTCGCTTATCTCAGCATAAGAAGCATCAAGCCCTGTTATCTTTGCAGACGTTGCACCCGATCCTAATACGGCATCGTTTGCAGAAGTTGATGAGATAGTCAATGTGGAAGCTGTATCTAAGAATTGGTATGTACCACCACCGCCCCAGACATCTTCTTGTGCTGTACCTACATCCTCGTTGACACCGAAAACGTCCACCACTTTTGTGTGCTCAGAAAGCCCTGCGGAAACAAAAATGTCAAAGTCACTTGATAGCGTAGCTGGTAATTCAGTAACTACTGCTTTCGCACCCTTAAAAGCAGTAAACACCCATACGTCATGATCTATATCTATCAACTCCAATTTCTCACCGTCAATTACTCGGTGATAGGCCTTGTTGCTTGGTGCTGGCTGATTATGCGTAACAGCTACTCTTATTTCGCCTTCTCTAGCTTCAATTACAAGTCTATTTAAACCTTGATTAACCTTGACGTATTCATTAACTGACAAGGCAATAGTGCTAGTGCTCATGTGTTTGTACCTTTGATAGAATTGGCTTTATTGTAACACCCAAGAGCGAAAAGAACGAGTTGCCAGACATAAGATCCATAATATCTGACTTGGATATTGAATACGGACCCGTACCCGCAGCCTCGTTTATTTCTTCACATAGCGTTCTTATTTCATAAGGATGAGCAACAATAGCTACATCGCCTATCTCTTGCTCAGTCAAAAGCCCTTCCTTTTTAAGCTCATTGACGGTCTGCAATACGCCATCTAAATCTAGCTTTTCAATTTGAATCTCTACGCTCATATTCCACCTCTATAAATTCTTTACGTTTCTTTTCAACCTCAACAAACTTGTAATGCTTATGTGTGTTGAGAAACATTTTCATCTTTAGCTTGTAATCTGTTGTTCGCCAGCCTTTCGCGTCTTCAACAACTTGTTCATTGTTTTTGGTGTAAATAAAGTCAGCAACATAATGAATTGCTCTTATTGACTTCTTTCCAGCCTTAAACTTTTCTTGCAGAGTGAACTTAGGCTGACGGCTTAGCGCAGATATTTCTCCTCTAAATTCTTGGCCAAGCAAAAACATATACCTATCAGCTTCTAGTTTTGAATCGAACTTTTCTTCTTGACCGTCAATAGTCAGGATGTGTTTTTTCGCCCCGTACTTGCTTCTCTTAAACATTGCCTACCCCTTTAACATGTCAGGTGTAATAGATACCCTGCTAACTTCCCCGTAGCTGCTATGATAGGTTATAACTTTTGCACCTCTCCCGCTCATCCAGCCGCCTCTACTAGCATAAGCATCGTTTGCTGCTAGTGTTCGATGCTGCTCTACTGTCATAAGATTTGTCTCTAGCAACTTATCATGGTGCATGTGACCCATGTGCGCGTAAGAAAACTTGGTATCGCCAAAGACAGACCTAAACTTTGATACAAAAACATCGTCAATACTCTCTGGCTTCTTCTTGTGGCCATGATGCCAGAACAATGAGAC